CCCCATTCGTGCATCAGCAGTAACATTTGCAACATTTACAGGAACCGCATTTGTTGCAGTTAAAGTAGCAGGGGTAGCCGAAACATTTCCAAAACCATTTCTGCATTCAACCTGAAATTTTATACTATATTGAGGCCCACTTGCATCTTCAGTAAAGTTGTCTTCCTTATTCTGTTCAAAAGAATAATTAAACCACGGATCAACAGTATATACAGTATTAAGCAAAGTATCATCAGTTCTTCTTATTCGAATCCGGTAATCTACTAGTCTATCAGAACCGCTATACATATCATCCCATACTATATAACAATCCTTCCCAGTAAAAGTATTACCACCACCCTGAACACTCAAACCTGTGGGTGTAGACAATGATGCGATCGTTGCATTTAATACAGTTGAAGTCGATGAAAATTTATCATAAACATCTCTACAGTCAACTCTAAATCTAATAGAAGTAATCGGACTTCCAGCATCCTCTAAATAATTATCTTCCTTATTCTGTTCAAACGAATAATTAAAGTATGCTTCCTTACTATACTCCGTGCTAAGTAAAGTATCATCTGTTCTATAGATACGGATACGATAATCTTTTAAACGGGGATTTGTGGTGCCCGACATATCATCCCATTCTATATAACAATCAACACCTGTATACTCTGTTCCGCCACCTTTTACTTGGAGACTAGTTACATCAGATGGTGCATCTGGATTAGCAACAATCGTAATTTCACTTGACTCCACCCAAGCAGATTTACTAATCCTGCTCATTGCTCTTACTCGCACTTTATATTTTATAGTCCCACTACCACTCGTATCAATTGGCTTAATTTGAAAGAAAGGTTCCTCAACTCTGCCAACAGTGAAGTAATCTAATGGTTCACCAGATAAAGTCGAATACTTCTCATACTGTATTACATATGATTCAACTCTTGGGTCAGGAGATAGCTTCCAATAAACATTTAATCCAAACAAATGGTTTTGCCCATCAATGTAAGTAAATTCAACTACATCAATATCAGTCGGTGGGCTTAAATAAGGAGGCATAGGTGATACTATATCTTCTTCTTCAAATTCTAAATCACCTTCCACCCTATCATATTTATCGTTATCGTGTTCAATCGCAAATACTTCATAAACATTAGGTTCCGCTTCATCAACTGTAACCACTCTAAATTCACGAACATTTTCTTCCGAGTCATCCGCTTGAGCTATTACGGCTATTTCATTTTCACCAGGATCTGTCGTGAATCCAGAAGATATAGTCAAACGAGTATTGCCATTTCCTAAATCAGATGCAGCACTTACAGTTCTACTTTCCAATTCCGCGTTATCATCAGCATCCCTAATCGTAACAAATATAGTATATGTTTCACCACCCTCTTTAACGAAAGCACCTTCAACATCTACAGTAGTTCCAGATGCTGTAACTACTCTGAAACCAAATCTTTTATCTCCATAAAACTGGTCAGCAATTTTTACTATTTCACCGGGAACCAAATCTACTGAATCAAAAGATGCACTAAATTTGACCTTATCAGGTTTAGAAACAGAAGTATCTAAAATCCATTTTCCATGCCGATGTGCCTCACCACGACTAGTTACTCCTCTTGGCGTTAAACCAATTTGGTTATAACCATACCTGTGAAGACCCCAAGTATGATCAATATATTCAGGAGTTCCTCTTCCAAAATCATTTGGATTATTATAAGTTACTAACGCAGCAGTATATATATCCTTAATTCCTGTGCCTTCGTAATGAAAAATACCTTTAATAACATTAGCATTATTATATGTTCTTGTTGCCGTCCCAGCTTTATCTTGACTAGCAGTAATAATAGATGGGCCTTGATAACAAATAGCCCTAAACGTTTTTGCTATAATACTGAACAAATTGACTGCATCAAATTGACTTTTGATTATTCCATTAAATTGATATCTAGGATGTTTATTTCCATACCCATCATCTACAAGTTCGTCACAGTATTGACCAATAGTATACAAAATCCACTTGTCTACATACTCAGCCGCAACACTACACCCAATTAAATTATTTGTTACAATATCATAAAATACCCATGCATTATTACTAGTCCAACGAGTTTGAAGAGTTCCACTCCAAGTTCCAGTATATACTCTTTCAGCCGATACAAGATTACTAGTTAAATTATCACTTCCACCAGTCAAATTAACTGTAGTAACTGTACTATAACTAGAATTTAATACTTCGCATTCCATATAACCGTCATCACCACAGTTACAAGAAAAATCTGCACCTGCTGCAAAGATGGCTGTTTGATCACCAACTACCGTAAACGTGTCAGCATCAACATATGTTGCTGTTAAATAAGGGGTATAGTTATTTGGAACTTCAATTTTTCTACCACGGACATGGTAGATTCGGCTGGGAATATTACCACCAGTACCTCTAGCATTAAACATCGAACCAATAAGAGCACAATGGGGGTAAGTCAATTTAACATTTATAATTTCAGTATAATCTGTCCAGTAAGATACACTATTCCTTTTAGCATTATCTTCACTGTCATTTGTCATACGATAACATCGTATATCATAAGGATGACTACCACCAACATCATTACTTAAGTCAATTTCTACAGATCTCTGATATTCACCCTTACTCAATCCTTTAAAATAAAAACCACCACCGTCATCAATAATAGTAGTCCATGAACCACCATCAGGTCTTACATCTACCCTTATATCGCATTCTGTAGCTTTATAACTACCATCATCTTCAAACCAAAATAATGTTGATAGAGTCATAGTCAAACGAACTCTATCAACATCTGTATCACTGATTACTTTAGTAGTGGAATACTCTGGATGGCCCGGATCATATTTAAGTTCTTCACCTACGGCAATTGTATTTTCAACTGTATTGAAATCAGGCACAAAAGTTTGATCAGAAGTTCCTTTTCTTTCAACTACCACAACATCATTAAAATTATATTCAGCACCATCTTTCAATGGAGTTTCGTTTAGGTAGATTGACTCATCGCCATTTACAAGACCTTCAATCTCCCCTAAACCTATAAGATCAACAACTCTATAAACAGAATTTGATTGTAGTAATGAAGTTATTTCTTTACTAAAATTGAAACCACCGCCACCGCCACCGCTTGTACTAGCTGGAGGAGGATTATCCCGATCATAATAAGATATAACGCCACCATCCCGATCATAATACGGTATTAAACTACCACTATCATCCCAGTTATCTGGAGCATCCGGCATTTTAAATTACCTCTATTGCTTTCATACCTTGCGAAATCACAATTGAACCAGTAAATACTTCACCATATATTAAAGGTATCACCTGTCCCTGAATACTAGAATTTAAAGGAGCACCATATAAATCAGATGCATTTTGGTCTTCATTATCTTTATCACTTGGCGGGGAGTATGGATTTACTTTAGGTGTAAGAACATATACAGCAGCAGCAGCTAACAACAATGCACCAATGTACCAACCAATCCCGATAGCTGGCCCTGAACCACTTGCCACTGGGCAGATATGGAAATCACCCTTACCATAATTAATATCTACCATATGTTCTTCAATAACTTCTCCATTTTCTAAATCTTTTCCACGGAGAACACTGATATCCATATCACGAATTACTTCTTTAAATTTTCCTTTAGTATTTGCATTAATCGCCCTCGCAGCTTCTTTAACACTGCTAACATCCAACAGCCATTTACTACCAAACTGTTCTGACAAAAGACCATACAAATAAATGTTTCTTAACATTTTACTAATTCTCCCTGATATCTAACAACCGCATCTGCTTTATTAATCCAAGGATAAATACTCGTTGATGCTGAAAATCTTTTATATAAATGATGAAGCATAGTTTCCTTCCCTATATATACAGCACAATGATTCCATTCTTTAGATTTAAATTTAAATAAAATAATATCACCAACAACCAATTCCTTATTCTTAACTTCAGCAAATCCAGAACCTATAAATTTCTTTTCAAATAAATTATTCCCTTTTTTCTCCCAATCAATATCTCTTTCTGCAAATGGAAGATCCATCCTGAAATGCTGTTTGAAGTAATCAGAAACTAAACTATAGCAAACATATAGACCGTGTATAAAAGGCCGCTCAGTGAGCGTCTGAGCTATCCTACAGCCCCAAAAATGAATACCCTCTTTGTAGTTATTGTTAATAAGTGCCACTCCCCACGGTATATTCATCTTCCTCTGTTTTTGAATATCATCAGCCGATAAATGTGGGTAGTCAACATGACTATGAACAACTGCCTTTAAAGCCCCACTCTTATATGCTTTTACCATTTGCTTTGAAGATATCCTAAAATTATTTATTTTATCTTCAGCAACATTCGCGCAAGGATGATATTCATCATTTAAAATAATACCACAGCATTCTTCAGGCGCTCTTAAAAAAGCATCAATCCAAATATTGTAATATGTTTTTTTAAAATATTCTATCATCTTCTAAACCTGTTCACTCCTGGAAAAGCAAATATAGGCAATGGCCCATAAGTTCCGTATCTTAGTTTACAACCAGCAATATCATGCGAGCATTCGTCTGTACTTGCTGTACCACCACTGCCATCCCTTTCATAATATGTTGCCGTAGTATAAGGACAAGGAAAATCTGTATCGTAGTCAAATGAAGAACCATTCCAATTACGATAAATAAAAGTGCAGGTATCTTTAATTACAACTTTCGAAGGAATTCTTTTTCCTTCCATATCCATAAATGGATGGAGTTCAAATTCAAACATCAAACCACTTTGCCCTGATCTTCTACCAATATTCCATAATTCGGGTGTAAATTCTGCTGTCGGATCGGCTTCTGATTCACCATCTAAATACTTCTTTAAAGTCCTTCTTCTTGTTAGAACACCACCCAACATATCCTCATATGTTTTACAAAGAGTATTAATGCTTCCATCAACATCTGCTATCTTTACTGTTGGTCTTGGCTGTTGCCCCTCACCTTTATATCCAATACCTTCAATTTTAAAAGCCCTTGGATAATATGTTTCACCATCAAATTCTACTTCTACAGGAACACCACCTGATTCACTCGTACCCTGTATAAATCTATAAGTACTACCACCAAGACCTGTCAGATCAAGTTCGTATAATATTATAAAAATCCCAACATCAGGCTTTAAAATATCAGCAGCTAATTTAGATACAACAGTCATTAGAGATCATACTCCCTTTTTAAAGTAGCATTTAGCCTAACTGCTTTCCCGACACTCCCGATGATGTGTGTCTTTTGCCATTGAATAATTGTAAATTTTTGGGAAACAGTATTATCTGGAGGTATCCAATCAATAGCAGTAACACCATATGCCCCATCTAATTGAGTTATT